ATGATTACTTGGCGTTGTGTAGCAGGTATGGAAAGTGCGGATGGTACGTTTCCTGAGCTCGAAGTGTTCGTTCGTGGTGAAAGCGAATCTGAGGTTAAGGAAAAAGTTACTGCACTTTGTATGAATCTTGATTCGTGGGCTTACTTTTCTGTTTATGACGGGGCTGATCGGCACGTGATGGAGGTTCGGGTCTCGCCGGATCGTTATGGCTACGACTTTCATCATTACCAGAGATCTTGATTATGTCCACGACGATCTATGACATCAATGTTGTTCTCGGTGGCATCCGCTACCGTGAGACGTTGATCGACATCGGATCGGCGCATGTCCTGGTACGCAAGCGGCTGGACCGTCGACGGCCGCTTGCCGCCAAGCTTGCACCATTGCGAGAGCAGGGGAGGGCGCAATCTTGAAACACTGGGCACACCTTGAACCTATACAGCATCCATCTCACATCATGCGAGTTTTTCCTTGTGGTGTGCAGTATGGCGGCTCTTACACGTGGTGGACGGTTGTTCAATACGTTGATGGTGTGCCGCAGATTTGCGGAAATCAAGGATTTCCGGAAGGCCAGCAAATTAGCATCACGCGCGCGGGCTGCGCCGAGTTGGCGCGCCGTGGTTTTGAGATTGTTCGTTGGCTCGATCCGGACGGGAGGTATCGCGAACACGAATTGAAGAGGGCGCGCGCATGATTCGCCTATCTGCTTTCATTTTTTGCATGCTGTGTACCTCTCTTGTATTTGCTGTGCCTGCATATGTGCCTACGTGCTACAACGCATATCAAGCATTCGCAATAACGGGGCAGTCTCCATATTGGGAGCCAGGTTGCGCTCAAAGCGGCTTCGCGAATTGGTTTTGGCTGGACATGACGCCTACTATGAACAATGCCGCCCTTGTCCCAGGCATACAGACAACAGTGAATAGCAATACATCGTCCATCAATACACTGAACACAACGACTAGCACACACACTTCGCAAATCTCCACGCTTCAATCACAGGTCGCCGCTTTGCAAGCCGATCTGGCAACGCGCACCACGGCCGATCAAGGAGACCAGCTTATTTCCATTATGCAGTACTTAGGTATGGGCATCGCTACGTTTCTCGGTTTCGCGACGAGGATTGCATGACGTTGCAAGATCAAAATCGTCTGCGACCACCACGACGTGCGGAGCGCGCCGTGGTGGTCGTGGTGATTTTGATTTCTTCTCTTTGCCTTACTTCATGCGCATCGGTTTATCGTTCGGTGAATGGTTGTGAACCTATTCACGCCGGTGAAAATGACCTTGGCACCGATTGCCACGCGGTGCTGTGATGCAGATTGATCAGATGAATACGATCATTGATGTGGCACAGTATTTCGGTTTGTTTGTAGCGTTTTTCATTGGTTTTAAGTCGGAGTTTTGACATGACCTACATCGGCGCGTTGTGTCTCTGCTGGTTCACTGGTTTTGCGTTTCGTCTTGCGTGGACCGCGTTTCAACGTATGGCCAATTTTTAGATTCCAGTCGGCAACCGCCCCCGATTGGATTATTGCAGGGCGGAAAATTTAGGAGGGTATTTTATGAAGTTGGTGAAGAAAGTTGCTTTGGGTGTTGTCGCCTCGCTGGCGTCCATCAGTGCGTTTGCCACCACCAGCGTGGATTACACCACGCTCGCCACCTCGGCCACGACTGAGGCCACCGGCGCAATCTCGGGCGCTATCCCGGTCGGCGGTCTGGTGCTGGCCGCCATGATCGGTTGGAAGGTCTTCAAGCGTTTTGCGAAAGGTTGATCCATGAGTGCCCGCCGTCGCATTGCTGCTTTTTTCTGTCTTGTGGCGGCGGGCCTTTTTCCTGTCGTTTCTACTGCAATTACGCTTGAGGATTTATATCACCAATCGGGCATAGAACGGTTGCCTGCTCGTTTGCCTCAAGTTGCTACGAAAGCAGGCGGTCTTATTGGTCTTACCCGCGCGGCGGTTGGCGGCCCTATCGGCCTCGCCGTTGGAATTGGCCTTGCTTATGTGCAGTATCAGGCCGATCAGGCCGATGCATTGCGCGTGCAGCTCGGCCAGAAAAACGGAAGCAACTTGCCAGTTCCGTCTGGTTTTAAAGATCAAAACACCCCACTAGACTATGCGACTACACCCGGCACATTGTATAAGTTTACCTTGTCCAGTGTCGTGCACGATGGATATAAGTCAGCGGTTGAGGCAGCCGCGAATGCCTGCGCGATTTATCAATTGCCCAGCAATTTGACGACCACTTATGTGGTCACCGGTTTCGATCATCTTTCCGGCAATAATCCGTTGTGTAGTGCGCTTTACTTGCCGTCCGACCCTCCATCACATGTCGCTATCAGCATTGGCTTGTCTATTGATTCGTATTCGGCTCCGACCTGCCAAGATGGCTACGGCGTCAACGCGCAGAGCCGCTGCGCGCCGATCACAAGTGAAAAGCAGCATTGGCCAGTAGATGGTCAACCCACGATTCGTCCGAGTTCAAATGGCGGATGGGAGAATCACCCGAGCGAAGCGGATACGCTCAGTGGGCTGTCTAATACTAACCCGACCGTGAATATCAATGGCCTCGATGCGAACGGCAATCCTACTTTGCACACCATCACCGCTAATCCGGATGGTTCCGTTACAGTTAATATCAAGACCGAAATCCCGAATTCATCGGGCTCGAAGGACGTGGATAACCTTTCATTCACCACAAACCAATTCGGTGATGTGACGAGCGTTTCGAACAATGTTTATAACAACACCACGATCAATCAAGTCTCGCCTGTCCCTGCAACCAATCCACAGAACCCGCAGCCCGTGGATTTGAAATTGCCGAGCGACTATGCGCGCGAGCAAACATTGCAATCTGTTGATACCAAGCTCAACGTGGACACTACGGCGTCAACTCAAGTGGATACCGCGACTGCGAATGCGATTTCTCATCTTAAAAGTTCGCCTAGTGATTTCGGGGTGGGTCCCTTTGATCCTAATGTGAACGCGATCCCCGCGCCGCGTAGCGTCTATAGTGCGTTGCCAGATGGGGGAGGGTGCACGGACCCTGTTGTACATTTCGGGTTCCATAATCAATCGATTCCGTTTTGTCAGAACTATGCGAACTGGCGGCCTGTGCTGACGTTCGCTTTTTGGATCATCACTATTGTTTATTGTTACCGGCGCGTGTCCGGCATCGAGGTGGGCTGATATGCAAATACTATCGTTGTTGTTCGCCAAGATTTTCTCGAAGTTTTTTGATTTCTTCGCTGCTAGTCAGGCCGCGTCGATGGCTCTTGCATTTGCTGCCGTTGCCATGTGGTTGAGCGCCTTCCTGGCGTTGTTTACCATCGTGAACACATTGGCGGGTGCTGCGAACTTGGTCATGCCTACTGTGTTGGCCACGGCATGGTCGAGCGTTGCGCCGGCTGGCTGGTCTGCGATGCTCTCAATGATTGGCACGACCGAGGCGACATTGATTGCATACAAAGCATGGATGGGCTCTATGACGCCTTTGGTGCGTCCCTGGGACCCGCCCGGCCCATTCAAGGCGTGAGGTATCACCATGCCCGTATATCTGCTCTATGGTCGTCTCGGCGCTGGCAAGGGCATTATGGCCGGTCAGCGCATCCTCGATTATATGTCGATGGGTCGCCGCGTCGTAACTAATTTTCCGATCCGTGTAAATCATCTTACTGGCTTCGTTCATCGCAACAAGGCCAAGGCCGTTGTGGAAGTGATACCGGACAGGCCGACAGGTGAACAGCTATGGGCGCTCGGTCGTGGTGGTGCGAATGAAGAAAATGCCGGGCTACTTGTCCTCGATGAGTGCAGCGCGTTCCTCAATGCGCGCCAGTGGCAAAGCAAAGATCGCGACTCGATGCTCGATTGGTTTATTCATTCTCGAAAATTGGGTTGGGATGTGATCCTGGTCGCGCAATCCCCTGTGCAGCTTGATAAGCAGGTGCGCGAAGCGATCTGTGAGCTCTACACCTCAATTCGCCGTCTCGACCGTATGAAGGTGCCTGTCCTCAAGCTCAAAATGCCACGCGTTCACATTGCGATTGCGCGCTATGGCAGTGATCCCAACGCGCCCGTGTGCGAGCGTTGGGTGTCGCGTGGTGGCCCGATGATTTGGGACCTTTACGATACGCAGTGGATCAGCGTCGAGAATTGCAATTATGGCTGGCATTCTGTTATCCCTGCCGGCCATGTCACGAATCGATACCAGCAAGCCACGCCCGAGCAAAAACAGCGGATGCGCATTGAAATCCTGAAAAGTCGTGCACGATACAAAAAAGCCGCCGCGCACGCCGCATAGCATGGACCCGTTTACTTACCTCGTCTGTTTCCTTCTGGTGATTCAATTCGAGCCCGCCAACGTCCCGATCGTCATTGCCACCTCGGCATTTATGCCGGTGTTCTTCTGTGCGATGTGCCAGTGGATTGATAATCAGCTCGCCGAAGGCGGCCGGTGA